ATTTGTTTTAGTTTGTGTGGAGCGATGAGTGTGTCAATAGAACCTAAAAACTCACATTCAAACTCTGAATTAAATTGTGATTGTGAAGTGTTTCGTATAGTTTCCTCTTTCCATACCTCATCACGACCTGGCACTTCTGACCAATGTACTTCGATTGGAACATAATCATTTTTTTTATTTTGAGCATCAGTCCATAATTTATAAAACATATTCATACCATGTGGTGTAGATACTATCATTACTTTTGTAGTTTTACCAGATGATATTGTAGGATATACAGAACTAAAAAATTCCTCTGATACTGTTGATGGTACATATGCAAACTCATCAAGAAATATGATGTTATATGAACCACCTCGAATTGCACTAGCTGATGTAGACGCTGCAAGAATACTAGAGCCATTCTCTAAATCTAAACTTCCTTTGTTCCATGAGATTACACCTTGTTGTAACCATTTAGGTAAATGTTCATATCCTAACTGTAATCTTCCTAGAATATCTCTCGCAGTAGATGATTTGTTTGCAAGTATGGCAACATTCACATTTGGATTAAACAAAACATAATGCAAGAGATAAGCAATAATGATTGTTGATTTTCCTGACTGTCTAGGAAGTTTACAAATTGTAAAACGATTTTTATGAAATGTACGAACCATTTTCTTTTGAAATTTGTACATGTTCATAGGCACAAGACCTTCATCAAGAGAAACTATTTGCATATAGTTTTCTATAAAGTAAATAGGGTCATCCATACACTTTTGATATTCCTGTATTTGTTCCTTTGTGAACTCAACAGTTACATTTGCTTTCTTTAGGTTTGGATTACCTAGATATTGATTGACATCTGTGACCATTAGATTTTTTTATTAATATATCTTATGACAGCGTATACTACTAATCCTAATATGATATACATGATACCATCAAACCAACCTACTTCGTTTAGTAAGTCTGCTGTTATGAAAGATAAATTCACAATTATTTCCCCTTATCTTTTTTTAATAACTTTTGTAATTCAGCAGTAGAACCTACATATAATGCATTTGTTACATTTTGCGGTGCTGTATTTGGTACCTCTTTTAATCTCTTCATTGCTGATTGTAACTTACCTAATTTTTCTGTTACATCAGCTACTTGTGATATAAGATTACCTGCTACTTCATATGCTCTAGGATGGTCTGAATTTTGTGCTACATCCAATATACCATCAATGGCATCTTGTCCTCTCTCTATTAGATTATAAAAGTTTTCTCTCTGATATTTATAATCTGTATCAACATCTTCAAGTGTATCATCTCTTTTTATTGTAAGAGTATCTGGTTTCTTTTCAACCAATTCGGCAGTTGTTTTTTCAACTTCTAGAACTTCATCTAGAATGTCTTTTGTTTTGTTACTCATAATATTTAATCTTGATTTAGTTTATCTGTACCATCTTCTGGGTCGAAGTTTTTAGCATCTTGAAAGAAAGATGTGGTCTCATTAAATCCAAAATCATCATCCGCATCTGCTGTTGTAGGTTTTGGTGTAACTGTATATCTTTGTTCTCTCTTAGGAGCTGCACTTGGCATATCTGTATATTGGTCAACCTGTACAGTCTTAATAACCTTACTAGATGTAACAGGTCCATATAGATAAAACTTAGTGGTAAAAGCTAATGTATAAATGATTGACCTTCTTTCTTGAAAGTCTCCTCTATAATTATCTTCATAATTAATACTATTTAAAACAATAGGAATATCTCTTGCAATACCCATATCTTCCATATCTTTTATTGTAAGTGTATAGTCTGGTTGAAAAAATGGTAATACTTGTTCCACTATTTGTAAAGCATCCTCTGATTGTTTTGCCATACAATATAATTCAATATTTAAGTTATAAGGAACAGGCATAAATTGTGCATCTAATTTATTTGCATCACTAGAACTTGATTTTACTTTTTTAAATTTTTGTACACGATTTAATTTTCTTGCAGGGTCATACTGCATATCTTGTATTTCAAAACCTAATCTAGGTAATGTGATTGCAACTTTACTTTGTAAATCTGCGTCTTGGTCTAGTCTAGCTAAAAACTTTTGTTTTGGACCATATGCTAAAGGTACCTTCATAGATTGTATTACAGCACCACTATTATTTTTTCTTACTATATGAATATCATTAAATAGAGTACCGAATGCCACGATAATCTTTCTAATTGTCTCATGATAGAACTGTCTATTTCCTAACATTATGCACTAACTCCTGCGTCTCCAAATGGATTAGATTCTGAGAAATCTAAAACATTGTTATCTAACTGGTCAAATAATTCGTTTTGAGCTGTCTTATCTTGTACAAAATCTCCTACATTGTAAGTCTCTTGTAATAAGAATGATGCATCACCAGAATCAGCATCGTTTTCTAATTGTATACTTTCACCTACTGAGGTTGAATCATCTTCACCAATTATATTATCACCATCTGTTTCTTCAAGAAGTAAACCAAAATTACTTCTCGCATGTTGTATATTTATATTCTCATTTTGTGCAGTTGATTGTTCTAGAGTAAATTCAAAGTCTCTAGAGTTTCTGGTCAACGCATCTTCTATACTATCTATATCGGTAATACCTGTATCAAGTGCTTCAGATGAATATTCAAACTGTTTACAACTTAATTTAAATACAGGATTATTATCTAATTGATGAAATGGTTCATCATGGTCTACAAAATTAACTTCAAATATTTTATTTAATATTGGATGATAAACTAAATCACCTTCTAAAGGTCTATCAGCGTCAGTTGCGTCTGTCTCTGTAAGTATGTAAAAGTCATTACCAGAAGTTACAGTTTCTAAAACAGATGAATCACTTGATTGGTCAATCGTGCCAGATTCTAAAAGTATAGAACCACCTGTAGTATCTGTTCCACTTTCTATTGTTATTTGTTTTGTTAAATCTTGAAATCTTGTTTTATGTACTACTAAAGTTAATTCATTTCTATTTTCTAAACCAAACTGATTCATCAATTCTTTTTCACCTTCATATCCACCTTCTGCATTTTCAACATACATTTCGATTGGAACTTGTGTGGTAAATTTACTGAGTGAATCTTCACCTAAAACATTATCAATAGCAACTGTTGTTCTGTCTATGTAATAAACATCATGACCATAGATTTGTATGGCTTCTTTTACTAAATCACTATAGAGATTTTTTTCTGTCTGTATTGTGGCAGAGTTATTGGTATGAAAAATCTTATTGACTGCCATGGCATTATCCTATCATTCCCCAGATAGGTGTTTCAAATGCTCCGTCTCTAATTGCTTGTTCAAGTTTTTCTACTTCTTCTGTTGCTTGAGAATAAATTTCTGCACCATTCATTGTTACACCACCTAACATTGTTACACCTTCAAACTTAGACAAGTTGGCACCCCATTGTCTTTTGATTAATGCTGTTGCATATCTTTTTAAATACATATCATTATAGATGTCAGTATAAGAATCTGGGTCTAATTTACGATAACACTCTATAATTATAAATTCACCAGCAGTAACAGCTTCATCAAAATCCATATCTAAGTATAATCTATTTTGATGTTGATTAAAACGAATTGGTACTTCACCCACTAATATATGTTCTAACATATCTAATTGTTTCATGGTCATCTCATAATGAATTATGGATGTAGATGAAAAATCATACAAGTCATTTAGTCTTAATTGATAACGAATATCAAACATACTATTTGTTTGTGAATTACTAAAAGGAAATATTTGAATTACAGATAAAACTGAATCTGGTATTGGAATAAAATTTTTACCCTCTGAAAATGAAGCAGTAATCGAACTATCTAATTTATCTGTTGCAGTTGTTGTAGAATTTGTAACAGAGCGGTCAATGTCATCTTGGGTTATTTGATATTTTAAATACATTCTTTCAACACCATCATAGTGATATTGAGAAAAATATTGTAATGCTTCATCTACTCTATCATCCACTTGGTCATCTGATACATTAATATCAATAACTCCAAATCCTAGAGCTCTCTTACAATATGTTTTAAAAGTTGCCTTTGATGTAGGTGTCGCCATACTATTATCCTATTTTATTAGTATTTATAATAATGATGAATAGTGAATTTTAAAAAATCGAAGTCCTAGTTAGTATTTAGGTACTAATCTGCGGCCGTTATTGTGTTTCCAGCGTCAACCCATTCTAATATTGCTTGATAATGTGTATTATTTGAATCCATTGGAACTATCATAGTAGAATCACTACCACTTTCAGTAATTACAGCCTCAATTGCAATATTTGGTTGACCACTCACGCCACCTTTTGCTAAATATTTTGCTGATTTAACTATCATATTATTTTCTCCTATATTTCAGCGTCGGCAGTTGTATCTAAACCTAAGTCAGCAGAGTTATCACCACTTCTATTAATACCATAGGCGTCTACCGAAGTATGTTGAACACCATCTTTTGTAGTATTGGCTTCTGTAATTGTCGGTACTGCTCTTTTAGGAACTTTATAAGACCAATAAGCAACTTTAGTACCACTACCACCTGAAGAACCAAC